CTTGGTGGATGACGTCAATGGGTTTGACGTTAAGAACGAGAAGTACGGCGATATGTTTAAGATGGGTGTTATTGATCCGGTGAAGGTGACTAAGAACGCGCTGATCAATGCGAGCAGTGTTGCGACCACCATCCTAAGTACTAACGCTATTATCACACACGCAAGAGCAGACGTATGATACCAATAGGCAAGAACATATTAATTAAGAAGGTTGAGGAGGAACTCAAAACATCTTCCGGGCTCCTCCTGTCGCAGGAGGATGCTTCCGGCTTTCGATACCATAAGGCCCAGGTAGTCAAACCAGGGACTGAGGTCGAGATCATAAAGCCTAATGACTTTATCTACTACGACAAGGCAGCAGGTCATTCCTTGTTTATTAAAGATGAGGCGTATACAATTATTCAGGAGCGCGATGTCGTTGTTGTTTTATAAACTGGTTCATCTCTATAATCATATTTCGATAGACCTTATCCATGTACGAAGCGTCCGCTCTAAAAAGCGGATTCATGCTCGGAGATTCTCCGATCTCCTCGCCATTTAATTTTTTGTATAGTGTATTCACAAGGCGCTTTCCCTTATACGATAATTCGTACAGGGTTGTTTCCTTTCCCTGCCTTTTTCTCCATACGTGGATCCATCCTTCTTTAAGTAGCCTGTAGAACCGTGGCTCGTCCCAGGACATGCACTGCTCGAACTCCTTGAACTTAGTCTTGTTGAATATATGCTCGCTATAGAGGAAGAACAGCATATCAATGTCGGGTGTCCCGATATTGTATTTTGCCTTGGCCCAGTAGCGTATCACACGCCAGTATTTCATGTAGTCGTGAGTGGGCTGTGCCCTGTCGTAGTTCTTACGAATTAAATTTGCCATTAAATTAAATTGTATATTTGAATGATAAAGATATACAACAATGGCAAACGGAAAATTAAAAGGAAGACAGGGCGGTTCAAAATCAAAAGGACCATCATCAGGTAAAACATCAAAAAGAGGAGAAGCTTCATCAAGAGGAGCAAGTCAATCCTCAGTGAAGAGCGGCAAACCAGACGGTATTTCTAAAAGATACAGAAGGACCATGCCATTAGCTGATCCCAAGAATAAAAGGACAAAAACAACATTTCCAACAACATCCAAGTCAGAATCAAGGAATAGTGTAGCTTTCGGCACCAAAAGAGGTGCCACCAAAAGCAGACCAAAGTCCAAAACAACACCAGAAGTACAAGCAGGATTGGCAAGCATACCTTTTAGAAACAGGGATATCGCCAAAATTACAAAAACCAATACTGGTCGCGGTAGAACAGTATCAAGGCCAATGAAAACCAACCGAACATTTTAATACCAAGTAGATATGGCAAAAGGCAGAACAAAGAAAAAGTCTAATAAGATTTGTCCTGCGGGTATAGCGTGGGCGAAGAGAACCTTCGACACCTACCCCTCTGCCTATGCTAATATGGCTGCCAGTAAATATTGTAAAGACCCTAACTATGCCAAGGGTGCAAAAGGAAAGAAGTAATGAGAAAAAAAGATTATAATAGAATAGGTTTTAAGAACAAAGCTATCGATCGTATAACCAATGGCAAAGGCGGAGGGGGTACGTCTCAAGGTGTTACAGGGGAAAACACAGGGTCAATAAAAAAAGATTCTGATGGTAATCGTTATGTAAAAGTGACGGAGTCAACTCAATCAGGACTAAATCAAGGAGATATTGTATATATCGGCAACCAACCCACAAAAGGAGGATACTTGGTAGACAATGATTATTCGATTAAAAAAATGAGCGGCAGGGGTGTATATAAAATAACAGGAACTAAATAAATAATGGATACTAAAAAATTAAGACAGATATCATCTGAACTAAAGAAAGCATCAGCGATGCACAAAGGTCAGGCCGCAAAGATTGATCGAATGCTGAAGTCATTGAAGTCATCCGCAAAGAAAAAATGAGTGAACTAAAGAAATGGAGAGAAGAGAATTGGGTACGAATAGGGACGGATGGTTCTATACTGGGCGCTTGTGGTACGAGCAAGGACAAGAAGAACCCGGACCGCTGTCTTCCGATGGCGAAGGCGAAGAGCATGAGCAAGGCGGAACGTGCTGCCACTGCAAAGAAAAAGAAACGTGCGGGTGCGAGAGGGAGGACTGTAGTTGCCAACACTGCTGCGGGGAGAGTAACTAAACGATTTACAAAAAGATAAATATTGTATTATGAGTAAACTATCAAAAATTTTAGATCTATTAATGAGTGATATTGCTGTGGCATGCTATGCTGCCGTTCTCGCTGTTGTTGTATTTGCTAAAGGACTACCTGTTATCGGTGGTGTTGGATTAGGCATTGCTGTAACAAAATTATGGTCAGCCATTGCTGATCAAATCAAGTAGCATGAAACGAGGAAGAACAAATGGCCCAGGGAATGGCACTGGCGGATCAGAAGGCGTTACATCAACTGCCCAGCAAGGTCTTGTCGTAGGACAAGGTAAGGAGAGCAAGAGAGAGCAGGTAAAAAGACTGG